TTAAGCACCTCCTAGTGGATTAAACCTCACCGCATCCTGCAGGTAATCCGGCGCAAGATGGGCATAAATCATCGTTGTCTGAATCTTTGCGTGCCCCAGAATTTTCTGGAGCGTCAGAATATTGCCGCCGTTCATCATGAAATGACTGGCGAAGGTGTGGCGCAGCGCATGAACAGCCTGGCCGTCAGGAACATCAGGTGCGACCGTTTTGATGACATCGCGAACCAATGGATAATCCAGCGTCGGAAACACCAGTTTCCCGCCCCGTTTTTTGATCTTTTCAAACAGGCTTTCAGAAATAGGAACGGTACGGTTTTTGCTGTTCTTCGTTTTTGAAAAAGTGATTCGACAATGAAGAACACGGCGCTGCTCCAGTGCCGCTACCTCGCCCCATCGCGCCCCGGTCGACAGAAGGATTTCGACAGCCAGCCGTTCATCGGGATTTTCAGCCAGTGCATCCAGCAACTGAACACATTCAGACTTACTCAGATATCCCATTTCGCGCTCGTTAACCTTCATTCCTTTAAGGCCTTGAACGGGGTTATCGTTAAGAAAATGGCCGGATGAGATGAGTGCGGTAAACATCGCGCTTAACGCCCCAATCTCTCGATTAATGGTGCTGGGCTGTATCCCCTGCTCTATCCTGGACACACGTAGCTCGGTGAGCATCGTTGTATTAAGTTTATGCACACACGGGTCATCCATTGCCTCACTCAAGCGCAGCAATTTAAGGCGCGTGTTATGCCCTGACTTCATTAGCTGGCCGTGGTATTTCCACCACAAGTCAATAAGCACCGACAGCGGACGGCGATCAATGGAGTTTCCTTTCCACTCATTGTTATGCTGTTGCGCCAGCACCCACCGCTCATATAAAACTGCATCCGATTTCGTTTTAAATTTTTTGCGAATGCGTTTGCCTTTACGCCCCTCAGGGCGCATGTCAAGAAGATACCCTCCCGGAATTGATTTTATGCTCATTCGTGAAACCCCAGCGTTACAAGACCACCATGCCCCCAGCGTTCCATGATTAGCCGGGCTGTGTACCAGTCTTGCGGGATTTTTGAGAAGACGATGTGTTTTCTGGCCCATCAGGGGAGAGAGAGGGACTGATCTGCCCAGCAGCCTCATTTGTTTTTCCCGTCATAAGCCATATAGTGTATTTTTCGAAATCCTTAGAATTAATTACGCGATCAACAACGCTTAAACCAACCTCTCTTTTACCGCTCTCATAATTCTTTATAGTTCCGAGATTTATCCCAGTAACATCTGCAAACTCAGCTTGAGTTAACCCTTCACTTTTCCGTATCTCTTTCAGTTTTTTTTCGTACCCACTTGACATGGTGGTCTCCAGACGACTAAATTAACCCTAAAAGTCGCCTAGAGACGACTTTTAGCAACAAATAACCACAGACTGAACAGGTTATCACATCATGACAAAGCTCTTGAACACATACGAGCAAGCGGATTTTGAGCGTTTGGCGGCGTTCTACCCATACCGCGATGAGCATGGATTAACACTTTTGATTTCTTCTACAGCATGCACGGAATTAAACAGAAATGAACCTCAAGCCAGCAATAACTACTCGTAGAACGCCAATTTCTGTAACCGACCGCTTCTGAGTTTTTTGGCAGGAAGCCTTCGCACATCCTTAGTAGAGAGAATTGCAGCATGATTGACGCTCATGACTTCACAAGATGGGTGCGCACACAGGACACCCGTCTGGCTCCCATTCTTCAGGGATTATTTGATCTCTACATCCGTGGTCGTGACAACAGAGCACGCACCACAAAACCGGAGAATGCGGACACCCTTTATTTCACAGTAGACGACTGCTACCGCGTGGATTTCACACCACACGGGCTGGCGTTGCACTGCCTGACACCACACGGCGAATCACTGCTGGCGTATTACGACTCCCCGGCCTCCGTATTTGCGGCAATGCTGGCGCATCGCACTGCTGGCGGGTGTGCCTCGCTGAGTGAATACACCGCTGAATTTAACCGCCTTTCCGCCATCTTCTCGCAGGAGTGGCAGCGCGTGACGGGATACCAGCCATGAGTGAGTTTGCATGGAGCTGGAATGAACCACGGCCAGCCATTGATCCGGCCAGATTTACGGAGCGCAGGCAGGAAACTGAAACCGACCTGCAACGCGCCATCCGTTACTACCTTGAGGCGGACAAAAGGGCACAGGAAGAACAGGAAGCGAAGGAAGAAGCCTTTTTCGCACAATCCTCCATGGGTAAAAAACTCATGGCATCCCTTGAGGAAGCCGGACAGCGTGAAAAGCTGGCACAGAGCATCATCAGTAAGCGCCGGGCAACAGAACAAGACCCGGTAGCCCGTGCCTTTGCCACACTAAAGGCACTACCTGTTTATCTGCGTGAACCACTGAGCCGCCACCTCTCTTTCCTGCGCAAAAAACAGGAAGCCGATCGCCAGAAAGGCAAAAAGAGCTGGCAGGCGGAACGCTATGCACGCGGAACCCTGCGCAAAATATTCGAACGTCTGGATCGCACTGACGGACGCTGGCTGACACCGGGTTATCGCTCCCTTGCCGGGCGCGAACGCCTGGACGATTTGCTTTACCTGCCGCAGCTCAACAAGCACCAGATACAGACGCTGGCCACCATGACCGCGGCGATGTTCAGCAGCACCTTCGAAACACTCTGCGATGGCTTTGGTGCCAGAGATGGCGAGCTGACCATGGATGTAATGTTGAAGGCTTACCGGATGCTGGCTCGTATCGCATTACGCCTGCACATCATGCCGCCACATTACGAAGCCCTGAACAAGAGCGAACCGGATACGGAACTGCTGCCGGGCGCAATCCTTCGCCTGACCTGTGCGGACTGGTGGAAACGCAAACTGTGGCTGTTACGTTGTGAGTGGAGAGAAGAACAACTCCGCGCCGCCTGTCTGGTTTCCAGAAAAACATCACCCTATCTGAGCCAGGACGCGTTAAGCGAGTTTCGCGCACAGCGCGAGAAAACCCGCGACTTCCTGAAGAGCTTCGAACTGGAAAACGAAGACGGCTTCACGATTGATCTCGAGACAGTGTATTACGCGGGAGTAAGTAACCCGGTTCACCGTAAGGCAGAAATGATGGCCACCATGAAGGGACTGGAACTTCTGGCCGAAGCCCGTGGCGACAAAGCGGTGTTTCTGACTGTCACCTGCCCGTCAAAATACCACGCCACAACAGAGAACGGTCATCCGAATCCCAAATGGAACGGGGCCACCATGCGCGACTCCAGCGATTACCTGGTTAACACCTTTTTTGCGGCGGTCCGCAAAAAACTGAACCGCGACGGCCTGCGCTGGTATGGCATCCGCACGGTGGAGCCTCACCATGACGGCACCGTGCACTGGCATATGATGGTCTTTGCTCATCCGGAAGAAATCGACAGCATCGTGGCCATCACCCGCGATATTGCCATTCAGGAAGACCGCCACGAGCTGGGCAATGATATTACTCCGCGCTTTAAGGTGGAGTACGTCGACGGCTCCAAAGGCACGCCAACCAGCTACATCGCCACCTACATCGGAAAAAACCTGGACAACCGCGCCGTGGATGGAATCGATCCGAAAACGGGCAAACCACGCGTTGACCACGAAACCGGAAAATCAATGGCCGAGAGCGTGGAGCGCGCCATCGGCTGGGCGCGCCTTCATCGGGTCCGCCAGTTCCAGTTCTTTGGCATCCCCTCCCGTCAGGTGTGGCGTGAACTGCGCCGCCTTGCCAGCCAGATGGCACGCAACCCGGAAGGCCCGCAACGGCTGAAGGATGACGCAATGGATGCGGTACTCGCTGCCGCCGATGCCGGGTGTTTTGCCACCTACATTGAAAAACAGGGCGGCGTACTTGTTCCACGCAAAGACTACCTGATTCGCACTGCCTACGACCTCGCAGATGAGCTGAACGATTACGGCGAACAGAGCGTACAGATTTACGGGATCTGGTCACCACTCATCGGGGAATCCTCCCGTGTGTGCACGCATCCGGATAACTGGAAGCTGGTAAGACGTAAACCGGAAGCGGAAGACAGCGCCCGCGAAAATGGTTTTGACCTTCAGGGCGGCCCAGCCGCCCCTTGGACTCGGACTCGTGGCAATAACTGTCCCCGTGTACAGGAAACGAACAACAACGGGACAGAACAGCCGGAAGAACGGCCAGCACCGTGGCCGCAGCTCCCTGACGGCGTTGAAGTGAATGAATGGATGCGCTCACTGAAACGGCACGAACGCCGGGCGCTGATGCGTTCGCTGCGTGACAAACAGGCAAAAAACAGCAGTGATGAAATGCAGAGCTGGACACAGAGCCGCAAACAGCAGCGGCCTTTGCCTGATAACCACGAATTACTCGCTAAAGAATGGCGAGAGTCTGCTGAATCTCTCGGCCTGCATATCGGTGAACAACAGATGCAGCACCTGTTACGGGGCGGCAGTCTGTACGTTGACGGCAGCATCATTGCACCGCAGGGATTTGAAATTGTACGCAAACCGGATACCCGCCCGGACAGCCGAATCACGCAGCTCTGGCAGCGCCTGAGCCGTAATCATGGCGTAAACAGCATGGAAATCCGCCATAACCCGGTCGCCAGCTATCTGGAACTACTAGGGGCATCAGACCCTGAAGCCGCCGCACGCCTGGCATCCACACTTCAGCAGGACCAGAACACCATGAAAACACCCGTTACCGTGCTTTCTGACATGCTGCGCGCCATCCGCGACGCAGAGCACGCACAGAGAATCAGTGAAACCACTGAACGCGCCAGCCGCAAAGCAGACCTGCTGCGGGGTGGCCTGACCAGCGGAAACAAAAAACAGACAGAAACGGGACTCACGAATCCCGTAAATGAGCAAAAAACGCGCAGCGATATATGAAGCGCGCACAAAACAGGCAAAAACGGGATTTCAGAATCCCGTAAACGATTAATTAATCAACATAAGGAAAAGCGACATGAAAATTTGTATCGATGACGGCTCCACCAACATCAAGCTGGCATGGACTGAGAACGGCGAACGCCGCAACGCCATCAGCCCGAACAGCTTCAAGTCGGAATGGTCTGCGCCGTTCGGTGGCACGCAGCCCGCGAACTACATGCTTGATGGCGTGCGCTATGGTTTTGATCCGGTCAGCGATCGCTTTGTCCAGACGACCGACACGCAATACCAGTACAGCGATGTGAATGTCATTGCCATTCATCACGCGCTGGTCAAATCAGGCATCACGCCACAGGAGGTGGATGTGGTTGTCACCCTGCCACTGAGCGAATATTTCGACACAAACGCACAGCCGGACATGGCCAACATCAACCGCAAAAAAGCGAACGTCATGCGCCCGGTGGAGTACCAGAACGGTGAGGCATTCACTATCCGTAACGTGCGGGTTATGCCTGAATCCATTCCGGCTGGCTTTAAGGCACTGGCTGACATGAGTCCGTTTGAATCCCTGCTGATTGTGGATTTGGGCGGAACCACGCTGGATGTGGCAAAGGTTCAGGGGCAACTGGCAGGTATCAGCCAGGTGTTTTGCGATCCACACGTAGGCGTTTCTCTGATGGCCGATGCCGTACTGTCGGTGATGGCCACTAACGGTATGCGCACCAGTCACCACATCGCCAATACCATTATCGAACATCGCCATGATGAAGCCTGGCTGCGCCAGCACATCCACAATGACGCGCATTACGCCAGCCTGATGGCGGTTATTCGTGAAAAGGAAGAAACACTGAAACAACGCGTGATCCGCGCGCTGGCGGATTTTTCGGGTTACGGGCGGGTGATGGTTGTCGGTGGCGGGGCGGAGATTGTGGCACCCGCTATCCGCGAAGCCTGCGGAGTTAATGCGACTTTCATCGCGGACGGGGTGCCACAGTTTGCTCTGGTTAATGGGCTGTACGCAATGGACAAGGAGTAAACCAATGACGACACCAACCAGACGGATAAGTTTCTATCTGAAGCCCGCCGCCGTCAAGAACGAAGGCGAAGCATGCGCCTGGCTGGACAGCCTTACACCAGAAGCCCGCAAAAGCGGCCAACGCGTGGCTTTTCTGGCCGGGCTGGCACTTCTGAAAATGAATCCGGCAGAGGCTTACCGACTGGCTGCATGGGCTGACGATGAGGCGTTATCCGTGACACAAACCAGGACAGAACGCCCCGTGTCACAGCCAGTACCAACCGCACAGATAACCAGTCAGATGGCCGGAAATATCCGGGCGCTATTTCCTGAGTAAGCAGAGCCAGGGCGGAAACCGCCCTGGATGTAATCAGCAGAGAGTGTGAACCCACACCACATCACGCTCCATGAAATTTGCATAATTTAACTATGATTTTTGCAACTCTCCATTCATAATGTTAGTAATAATTAACCAATCTAAACCCATAAGAGCCACCATTGTTAAATTCAGGTGACGTATGAACATTCAACAGCGTATAGCAGAACGCTTGGTTCAGGCCAGAAACGACGCGGGAATGAGTGCAAGCGCCGTCGCAGATGCGATCGGTGTTGTTCGTCAAACCTACAGTAAGTTTGAGCAGGCGTTAGGCGTCCCAAGCGTTACCCAACTCATCATGCTCTGCAAGATTTTCGATAAGCCTATCGGGTATTTTTATGAGCAAGATGATGGCGAGTTTCGTTTTGCAATGCGAGCAGATAGTCCGGATTTGTTGGATGCCAAACTTCGCAATGAGTTGATTGAAAAGTTAAAAAATATCAATGCAATTGAGGAAGCTGCTGATGCTAATTTGCCAGAAGATCTTCCTAACTCAATGCCTATTTTTACCGCCAAAGCAGAAGATTTGCGAAGAGTCGAAGATAAGGCTATGGAAGAACGTTTCCGTCTTGGTATAGGAAACGCTACTTGCGTTGGTGACATTGTAGCCATTTTGGAAGCATCGGATATTCGAGTAATCCCGTTCAATCGCGAAGAAACCGATAAAGGGATGGTATTCGGATTTTCTGCGTTTTCGAACAAATACGGTACCGCGATTTATGTAAATGTTCACGACAGCATTTCAATAGAACGTCAAATCTTCAGTATTTGCCATGAATATGCTCATCTTATCTTCCACCGTGATGAGTATCATGGCCCTGCTAAAAGCTATAAAACTAATGGCAAAGCAATTTCACCGGAAGAAAAAGTTGCTAATCACTTTGCTGCTTGTTTTTTGGTACCAGAAAGCGCATTGCGAAAACAATTCGTCATGCAAGGTGGTGGATGGGCGTATGAGGAAACCGTCCTTAGACTAAAAAGCATTTTCAGAGTATCAGCCACTTGCATCATCGATCGTCTTAGTAAATGTAATTTAATTAATCAACAAAACACTAGATACCTATGGGCAACCGCCAATCGTAAAGGTTGGAAGAGACACGAGCCAAATCCCATTAGGGAAGCACTAAATTATAAAGGTCGCCTAACCGTCTTATCGCGTAAAGCATGGGAAGCCGGTTCCGCGTCGGAAACCTTCATATCTGAACTTTTAGAATTAGACAGAAAAGCTCTCAGCAATCTTCTGGATGAATGGTACGACGAACAGGAGGCCGGAGAGGATGCCGTTTGAATGCCCCAGATGTGTTATCGATACGAATGTACTGTCTGATTTTTACGAAGGTAAATGCTTAGATATTATCTGGCAAATTTACCCGGGTGGTGTGTGGATTGACCCCTATGTCTGCGAGGAACTAAAAGCTAAATACAATCTTGATGTTCAGGAACAGCTTACACGCCTGCAACTTCCATACAATTTCACCAATGATTACGAACCTGAACATTTTATTGAAATGGCTGAGATAAAAAATCGCAGGAGAGCATTGAAGTATGCGGACATAAGCTGCGTTGTTAACGCGAGAATACATGATGCAACATGTCTTTCGGCGGATAATGCGGTTTATAAAACGTGTGCGGAACGCGGTGTAAAAGCCGCCCGCCACGGAGGGCTACTTCAAGAGGCTGTGCGCAGGAGACTTATACACAAACAACAAGCCTTAATGCATTTCCAATTTTTCCTAGATCGTGGGTTAACGATGAAATCTTCTGTTCGAGAACAGATTCTTGCCAGTTTCGAATGAATCCAAATTTCTCTTGCCATATTGGATTATATTGAGCCGCAATAGCGGCTCTTTTTTTGTTTATTTATAACAAGTGCGCAATGCACAATAGTGCACAAATTTGCACAATTTTTTTGAACGACTTTTTGCCCTTCCGGCCCGCGTGGCGGCTGGATCCGTCAGGGATCCGTGCGTGCACAAAAAAACGCGTTTTTTCTGCGCGCAGGTGACGGGGGAACAGCCCGCGTTTCAGGGGGTAAATAGCATTCCCTGAACGATGTCGCAGAGACACAACAGAATGGCTGTATTTCTCACGCTGAGCGTGAAAAATACGTGAGGGATTCTGATTTGATGGGGTGAAAGGTAAGGCCGTCAAAATCGCACTGAGGCGGCGAAGAACATGCAGTCAACGCGGTGGGATTGCGTAAGAGTCTGACCGCCGATGATGGCAATAAGCAGAAAAGCGTCGTGAAATTATCTGATTGATACAGGAGCTGGAGAGCCGGGGCATAAATTTTTTATGCCCCGGCGAAGCAGCAGACAAGCGAAGCGCGTCAGGATGTGGGCTGGGTATCTAACAGTGCGTAAGGGTTAAAGCGGATCACCTCTTCGCCAAGCCAGTCATTGATGTGCTTCATGGCCTCCATGACGGGCATCAGCTCGTTAATTGCGTAAACCCGCGCGGCCTTCTCCACATCACCAAACGCACTTTTTTCACCCGGCATCGCCCCCATCAGTTGCGGCGGAACGCGGTGCGCAGCCAGCACATCATCACGGGATGCCGCCTTAACATTCATGAACTCATCCTTTGCGGTGATCTGCTGGAACGGCAAAATTTGCACCCCCTCTTTGCCCCCGTTGGGCGCATGAATGAGCACGTTTTTAAACGCACCGCCACCACGTGCACCCTGTAGCGTTTCTTTCAGGGAGTCCATGCTTTCGCGGTTTACCTGCGCTGCACCGATGTAGATGATGCACCCGGCGTGGGATCCGTTGTCGTAATACAGTTTTCTGAACATGTCCGCCGAATGAGACAGGCTGGCCGAGAGTAATGCGCCGAGATATTCCGGCATGCCGTAGATTTCCTGGTTAATGTCAGGATTCATCAGGTGGCACACTTTGCCAGGGCGAAACTGGAACGCATCCTTGCCATCCTGCACATACCACCATGATTCAAGATCGCTACAGGAAGATTACCCGCGCGCGAAACCGTTCTCCTTAACCCCCTGTTCTGGCCGTTTTCTTACAACAAAAGCCCTTTGTATCAGCCTGTTACGCTTTGCCATCATGACTGAAGAACCAGTCAGAGGGGCAAAAACTATGGCTAATGAAAAAAAGACATCCCGCAAAAAGTTTCGCGTGGCTGTCTCCGGTGTAACGGCAGACGGGCGCGAAATCAACGGCGACATGCTGAAAGCTGCCGCCACCAGTTATAACCCGTCCGTTTATGGTGCACGTGTGAATATTGAGCACATCCTGTCACCACTCCCCGGTAGCGAGTTTTCCGCTATGGGCGATGTTGTGGGGTTGAGCACCGAAGACATAACCGATGGCCCGCTGGCAGGCCGCACGGCACTGTATGCCGAAATTGAGCCGACCGCTCGCATGATGTCCCTGCTTAACGATGGTAAAAAAATTTACTCCAGTATTGAGCTGGAACCACAGTCAACCATCACGGGAGGCCCTTACCTGCGCGGGCTGGCAATGACCGACACCCCTGCCAGCCTGGGCACGGAACGTCTGGTCTTTGCGGCACAACAACGTATGCAACTGATGACATTCAACTGTCAGCAGGGAGACGTGGCGATGTTTACCGCCGCTATGGAGTCAGAACTTATCGAACTCACCGAACAACGTCAGGAAGAAGGCACCCAGTGGTTTAACCGCGTTATGGGGATTATTGGCCGTGGCCGCAAAGCGGATGACGCCAGTTTCTCCCGTATTCAGGAAGCGGTGGAAGGTGTCGCAACGTCACAGGCCGACATTATCGACCGTTTTAATGCGCTGGAAACCCGCCATCAGCAGGACAGCCAGAAAATCACTTTACTGACCACAGAGCTGACAGCACTGAAGGAAAAACTGCGCACGCAGGACGGCGATCCGCAGAACCGGTTCACCGCAACGGGCGCAGCCTCCGATCAACTGGCTGACTTCTGATAAGACAAAGGAGCAAATTTTTTATGAATCTGGTGATGTCAGATATTACCCGCAACAAGCTGGGTTGCTATATGGCGCAGCAGGCGTCGCTTAACAACATCCCGGTATCTGCACTGGTATCGCGATTTACCGTGGAACCCTCGGTGCAGCAGCGTTTTGAAAACGCAGTAAAGGAGAGCACTGAATTTACAAAAAAAATTAACGTGTTCGGTGTGACCGACCAGAAAGGCGAAAAAATCCTCCTGGACACCACCGGGCCGATTGCGCGCACGAATACCAGTTATGACGGCACAAAACGCCGTAACCCGAATAACGTGGTTGATCTGAAAAACCGTAAATATCAGTGCGAACAGGTGAACTACGACACGTTTATTTCGTATCCGCAGCTTGATGCCTGGGCGGCACACCCTGATTTTCAGTCACGCGTCAGCACACAGATTGCCCGGCAGGTGGCGCTTGACCGCATCATGATCGGTTTCAACGGCACGTCTCACGCAGATGAGTCCAACTTCAGCACCAACAAGCTGCTTCAGGACGTTACAGACATTCCGGTAGACCTCAACACGCTGTGGTCGCCGGACACCTGCCCGGTGCATCTGCTGCCTTATCTCGCCTGGGCGTTTTCCGTTGACCGCTGGGATCGCAACTGGCCGGAAGAGACAAAGCGACAGGTGATTCGTGATGCATGGCTGATACACCGACACAAAGGAACCATCAGCGCACTGCGCCGGGCCATTGAGCCGCTGGGATACCTCATTCGCGTGTCTGAGTGGTGGGAGTTCGGCGGAGAACCGGGAACATTTACCGTTGAAGTCGGCACGCTGGACAGTGGCGTGACGGAGGAAATGTATCTGGAAATGGAGCGGTTGATTGCTGATGCCCGCCCGGTCAGCCGCCACATGACAGGGCTGAATATCATTCAGGAAATTCCGGGGGATATTTTCGCGGCGGCAGCAACTTACGACGGTGAAGTCATTACCATTTATCCGGACGATTAAGCATGAGTACCACAACACGAAAATTTAAAACCGTTATCACCGATACGGGTGAAAAAAAATTAGCGCAGGCAGCCACACCAGATGGTAAACCGGTCCGCCTGACTCACATGGCCGTGGGTGACGGCGGCGGCACGTTGCCCTCGCCAGACAGTAAGCAGACCCGTCTTGTGCATGAGGTGTGGCGACACACTGTTAATCGCGTCATCCTGGACGCAACACATCAGAACCGCATTATTGCAGAGCTGGTTATTCCTCCTGAAACGGGCGGATTCTGGATCCGGGAAATTGGTGTATTTGATGAGCACGGCGATTTAATCGCGGTGGGCAATACTGCCGAAAGTTACAAACCAACCGTTGCCGAAGGGTCCGGACGTGCACAAACATTTCGCACCATTCTGACCGTATCCAGCACGGCCACCGTGGCGCTTACCGTGGATAACACCATGGTGATGGCCACAGTGGATTACGTGGATGACAAACTGAAAGAGCATGAACAGTCACGACGTCACCCGGACGCCTCGCTGACTGCAAAAGGCTTTGTTCAACTCAGTAGCGCCACCAACAGCACGTCTGAAGCACTGGCCGCAACGCCGAAAGCGGTCAAGGCAGCTTATGACCTTGCTAACGGGAAATATACCGCACAGGACGCCACTACAGCGCGGAAAGGACTTGTCCAGCTCAGTAGCGCCACCAACAGCGATTCAGAAACGCTGGCGGCAACACCAATGGCGGTAAAGGCAGCATATGACCTTGCTAACGGGAAATATACTGCGCAGGATGCCACCACAGCGCGGAAAGGCCTTGTCCAGCTCAGTAGCGCCACCAACAGCACGTCTGAAACGCTGGCGGCAACGCCAAAGTCGGTAAAGGCAGCCTATGACCTTGCTAACGGGAAATATACCGCTCAGGACGCTACGACAGCACAAAAAGGAATTGTCCAGCTCAGTAGTGCAACCAACAGCGCATCTGAAACGCTTGCTGCGACACCGAAAGCAGTGAAAGCAGCTAATGACAATGCGAATGGTCGGGTACCTTCTGCCCGTAAGGTGAATGGTAAGGCGCTTTCAGCGGATATAACACTGACACCGAAAGATATTGGTACGCTTAACTCAACAACAATGTCATTCAGAGGTGGTGCTGGTTGGTTCAAATTAGCAACGGTAACCATGCCACAGGCGAGTTCTGTTGTTTCAATTACGTTGATTGGTGGCGCTGGATATAACGTCGGTTCACCTCAACAGGCAGGTATATCTGAAATTGTTTTGCGTGCAGGTAATGGTAATCCGAAGGGGATTACTGGTGCTTTATGGCAGCGCACATCGGCAGGGTTTACAAATTTTGCCTGGGTCAATACATCTGGTGATACTTACGATATTTACGTTGCAATCGGAAATTATGCGACTGGTGTAAATATTCAATGGGATTATACCAGTAATGCCAGCGTAACGATT